TGTAAAGACCGCTCCAGGTTGGTCCACGCTTTTCATCGCTCCGATCAACAACATGGAAAGCCACTTTACGTGTCTGTCTGGTCTCGTCGATACAGATACATATCCAAAGGAAGTCAACTTTCCTGCTATATGGCATACTCCAAATGCCGATGTACTTCTCCCAGCAGGAACTCCAATTATCGTGGCTATTCCTATCAAGAGAGATGCTGTTCCATCAAAACCAACAATAAGAAATATTACTGACAAAGAACAACATCATATCAACTTATTATCAAAGATGCAGAACACACGAAGAAAAGTATATACAGATGAATTGAGAGCGCCAAGAAAATGAACAATCTGTTTTCCTTCTTAAAACCTAAAAAAGACATCGAGTTTGTAGACATTAAAAAACTGTCTTATCACAACTTTTCTGTTGAAAGAGCAGTCGACGTTCCTACAAACACTCGTAAAGTTCAGCAGACCAAGTATGGCAAACATCTGTTGCCTCTATGCCCGGGAATGTTTGACTACGCGCAGTACGGATACATTATTCCTGCGTGGGTAGATATGCATATTATGGCAAACAAGGCAGGAGTTTCGTGGTACATCGGAGATAAGGGTCCAAGAGGAGATCGCGGATTCGATAACGGAGTCCCGATGGACGAAAAGTTCGTAGAAGGATGTTTTACTCCAAATGGAGTTGATCCTGCTGCCATTATGTTTCCGTCTCCTTGGAAGATTTTTACTCAAAAAAACATCAGCGCTATGTTAATGCCGGCATTCTATCACTCCACTTTCCTTGAAGATCTATACGTAGTGCCAGGGATAGTAGATTATAAAAACTTCAACGTCGTTAACTTCATTTGTATGCCTAAGCGTGAATGCACGGTTCATATTAAAGCTGGTGAACCCCTTCTACACGTTATCCCGTTTATAAACAAGGATATTAGTGCTTCTGTCGGACCAGCTTCTGAAAAGCAAGTAGATAAAACTGCTAACTTAATACCTGGAGACGATAAGCAGTATTACAGAAAGTTTATGGCAATGAAAAAGAAGTTTAGTATGCAAAAAGAAGAGAAGACACAATGAACATTTTTGTTTCTATATGCTCGTATCAAGATCCTTTATTGCCGCATACTATCAAGAGTATGATGCAAACAAAGTCAAATAGGAATAATGTAGTCTATTCTATCTTTGAGCAAACACGCTTCGAAGATTCTTTAGAATGCACAGAGCCTGTACTTGTCAGTCGCGACGATGTCATTTATAAAAGAATCGATCCTGAATATTCAGATGGTTGTGTTTGGGCAAGATACTTGAATTTGATGAACCTTACGGATGAATACGACTTCATCTATCAGATTGACTCACACATCTTACACGATCAAAACTGGGATCGCTCTCTTATCGAAGATTACAAGAGAGCAATGGATTTATGCGGATCGAACAAAGTAATTATTACTGGTTCGTGTAAGTCATTCCGAATCGAGCAAGAAGAAGGCAGCGACGAGATTAAGACGTATCTTAACGAATCCGAAGATTATTCTTGTGAGGTGAAGTACTATACTATCGATCCAGAAACTCTAATTCCAACTGTGCACGGTGATCCTTGTCCTCCGACAGATATGCCTAAACAAGCATTTCACATTATGGCAGGAAACTTCTTTACGCACACAGATTGGGTTGATAACGTAGGTCTCGATCCAAAGATCTTCTTCGAAGGAGAAGAAGTTATGATGGCCATGCAGTCATACGCTGCAGGTTACAAGATGTTTCATCACACGAAGATGGTATCTTATCATCTAGAAGACACTAAAACTTGGCATACAAAAACCCCTATCGATAATCCAAAATACGCTCGAAGAAGAGAGATTATGGCGGAGATCGGTCGATGGAGATGGAAGCAGTATCTCGAGACATGTCGAGAAGATATGCTAGAAGCTTTTAGAAAAGATTTCGGCATCGACTTCATTCATCTGGAAATCGAAGAGCGTTCAAGAACATACAGCCTAGATGAGATCGGCAAAGTCGACGTGTTGACGGCTTCAAAAAGAAAAAGAAAAAAAGTAGATAAGCTTCCAAAACCTATGTTCTTGTCAGAAGATGAGTGATGATAGTTTGTTCTCTTCCACGATGTGGAGCTACTCGCTTCTGCCTTGATCTACAAGAAAAGACAGGTCTAGAATTTGTAGGAGAGATACATCCTAATCACATAGGAAACGATCGCAAGTCTTCTACTCACGAGACGAGTCATCAGACAAACTTTACTCCTGATGCGTTTGCAGACATACTGCATGATAACAGTCAGAGTATAGTTCTTGTAAATCAACACGCGTATCTTTTGGCTCCTTATGCAGATGCTTTTATTCTTCGAAAGAATATGAGAAACGCTTCTCTGAGTCTCGCAAACTATATGCTAAAGGTTTATCCTGAGCTGAAACCGAACGCGCTTCGTTTTAGTATGGAACTTATTCATAACGATCATCGCGCTCTGATGGCATACTTAAATAAATATTCCAAGAATGTAGTTTGGTATGAAGACTATTACGGGATTGAAGATACAAAAACTCCTTTACTCGATAAGTATCCTGGAAGGGATTCAATTATAAAAGAGATCGACGCATACTATGGGTCAAACGTTTGACAAGAGGTACATACTCACTGCTATACAATTGATCGGTCCTATCATCATGGTTTGGGCCATGTTTCAGTATGCTACGATCGCATGGGTAACTGCAGCTTTAATTATGTTCTTCCTCATGAGATTCGTCGGCGGTTCGATATTCTATCATCGTGTGCATTGCCATCGTACACACGATGTGCACCCATGGGTAGAGTTTATTGGTACTGCTTTAGGGTTTTATGGATCCTTTATCCCTCCTGCAGACTTTTGTATGACACACTTTAATCATCATAGGTATGCAGACACTGACTTAGATCCACACAATCACAGTAAACAGGGATGGAGAACACTCTTTCCTATCCTATGGAACATCACAGATCAGATAGACTTTCGAACTGTCATTCGATTAAAAAGAAACAAGATCGTAAGCTTCTTTTCTGATAAGTATTGGTTGCTGGTTCCGTTGCCGCTCTTGTTACTTGTGATATCTGTTCCGGCATTTTTGTTCTTGTTTCTGATTCCGTGCACTCTATCGATTTGGTCGACTGCTCTGTCTACGACGAACCATGACGAGAATGGAGCCAAGAACATGGGATTTTGGTATGGTATATTCAGCGGAGCAGAACACCTACATAAAAATCATCATGGGAACAGCGACGTCGGAGAAGAAGGATGGATAGTTGCCGTCGCAGATACAATAGCCATAAAGAGAGTTAAGAAATGAACCTTACTTATCAGATCATAAATGACTTATCAGAAGTAGATTTCGATGATCTCTATAATAGAGCTCTCGATGCTATCGAAGTGAGTTGGCCGACGAACGCTTCTTATACCAATGAGCAGAGAAAAGCTACCATGATAGCTATTATTGAGAGCGGTCTCGCAAACGAATGGCCAGGATTAAACGAGCATGGACCTAACGATCGATACGTAGCGTCGAAGATCTTCGATCTCGATACTGGAAAAGATATGGGTCTCGTGTGTGGGTTTGTTCTTGAAGATGGAACGTATGATGGCAGACACTCTTTAAGTGCTCCAGATGAAAACGGATCAAGAAACTATATGTACACTGATCAGTGGAGAGCGGTCAGAAACGCTTTCAACGCTGAGATCGGTGTAGACAAGAGCCTTTATAGAAATATTCCTGCCAACTCGGTCATGCATCGACACCTTCGTATGAGAGCAGGTGCTGGACACTACGAGATTTTAGAAGACGTCGAGTCTCCTCTTGGACCAAGTTTTCGTAACATCTTGGTAAAATTCATTACATGAAATTCTTGATGTGTGTCGGTGCCGAGAAAGCCGGCACAACATGGCTATACGAATACTTTAAAAATCATCCTGAGTTTTGTGATATTGGAAAAGAGTTGAATATCATTCAGCGTGATGACATGGTTCCGTGTTTAGAAGACGTAGCCGAGTATCGAAAAGACTTACATGATTTCTTCTTAGAAGTCAGTATGCTTGAGAAAGTAACTGGAGACTTTACACACTACGAAGGATCTAGCGAGAACATCTATCGACTCTTCAAAGAAGGTTTAGAGTTCTACGATATCGAAATAATTCCGGTGTATATCATGCGAGATCCTGCAAGCAGAGCTTGGTCTTGTTGGAATATGCTTGGAGGAGGCAACATTCAAATGCCTCAGGCGTGCAAACGTGCAATGAGAACACACTTGTCTTGCAAGTATAAAGAAACGATACAAGCTTTAGACAACGTATTCGCGAAACCTCTCTACTTCTTTTATGAAGATTTCTTTACACAAAATAATGTTGACAAGATATGTGATGCTTTGGGCATAGTAAGACACCCTGCGGAATGTGATAAGATAGTAAATGCTCTGACATACAGTCAAATGACGAGAGCTTTTCGAGAGACGTTTGGAAAATCTGAAAAGAATAAAGAAGCGGTCAAGTATATCATAGAAAGATTTGAAGATGTACCCTGGAAAGTCGAAGATTATATATAGATCAACTTTTGGCGAAGATCTTCGTACAGCGTTCTTATTAGGTTTCAACAAGCAACCTAACTACTTTGACGTAAACAACCCAAGAAATGGCACAGACTTGGCTGTCCTAGAACTTATCCATGAACAAGGATATGTGAGTGATCGACCATACATCGAGTATTGGTTTCAAGAACAAACTGCAGGTCAACAGCTGTGGCCACACGTTGATTTTAATGACAAGCTTCGACATCGATTGGCGCAAGGCGAAAGTATCCCACCAGAAAGACTAATGTCTCCTATCACGATAGCGTGTTATCTAGAAACTAAAAACTTATACGGAGGAGAATTCTGTATATCTTCTCGGAGTTGGTTAGACTATGAGCGTGAAATACACCCTGCTGAGGCCCTAAAAGAAGAAATGCTCAAGTATGATTATGAGTGTTACAATCCGAATCGAAACGATTTGTTGTATTTTGAAGGGAGTCGATGGTATCACTGGATTAATCCTGTGGTTCTCGGATCACGAAAGAGCATGCTAATCAATTTCTGGGATGAGATTTAATTCCACTTCGTTCCATGCTTCGAGCTGTACTTCGTGTACGGATCGAAAGCCGCAAAGTCTTCCCAGCGCGGATCTCCGGGTTCTGCTCTCTTGCCGACACTGTACCCACCAATATGTTCGACGATATTCTCACCGTACTTGGTCTTGAGTTTACACGTCTTCATGCCGAGAGTGCGTAGAGACTTAGCAACCACATACTCGCTGAGATTCTTTTCTTCTGCAAGCTGAGCGTGTGGTATATCTACGATCGCTCGTGGGAAAATACTTGCTAAACTCCAGAAATAAGCGTCAGAGAATTCTCCGCGATACTCTTGAGACAATCCAAGATTGTTTCCCATTACGATATCTGTATCGAGTGCTTGTGTCTCTTCTTCAAAGTCATACCACTTCTGTCGTGTCAAGCATACTTGAGATACAGTCTTATAGTCGTTCAAGATCTGAATCATATCCATCATGCGAATAGGCTGTCGAAATACTACGTCGTCTTCTGAAAGATAGATGTAGTCATAATCACGTTCTTTTAACAGAGCGAACGTATCGTTCCATGCATGAGGTAGACCTTTATTCTCTGGCCTCAGTACGATTTCAGTATATCCAAAGTTTTTTGCAAGTTCGTACATGGTTCCATCATGGCGACCTTTTGGCATGTCATCGATGAAGACGCCTTCCACTTCGCAACCGCTAAAGTCGAGCATGTCTCGTTGAGACTTCAATGTAGGGATCAGATACTCAAGTCGATTCGTCGACCATAAAACCTTACAAACTTTCATCAGTAATTCTCCGTGTCAAAGAAGAACGTTTGGAATAGACGGCCGTCGTATAGATCCTTACCAAAATAATCGAGACTGGCATGGAACAGATCACCTCGATAGATGACGAGACGATTGTACTTGTTGCCTACGATGTCGATCTTATCCCACTTGGTATAGTCATAAGCTTCGTGCTCGTTTGTAGGAGCTCTATACTCTCCCGTTTCCTTATGCCGAAAGATTCCTGTACCTGCAGTATGAGGTGCATCAGGTGTCAGGTAGCATACACCAGCCCAGATGCTGGTATGATCGCAATGAATCCATGTTCTATCTGCAGCTGTAGCGTATTGAAATGCTCCAGTGTAACCCGAATCTTCGTGCCAATTTGTAATTTGGCCGATAGGGTTCATCCAGTGCTGGATGCAATCTTTGACATCTTGTGTCAAGAATGATGGTGTTCTTTTTCCTGGATAGTTTCCGGTAACGTTGAAGTCTTGTGTCAACGCAAATGCTCGAACGGCATCCGGATTGATGTAAAAGTTATCAATGATCATCAAGTCTAAGTTCATAGTTATCACTTCCTCATGTGTATAGTTGTATTTATGCGCCTTATAAATAGCTAGAGAATAAATATCTTTAAAGAGGGACACGATGGCCACTCCTACCACCAAAGCCGAGTTCAAAGAATATTGCCTACGTAAGCTTGGCAAACCCGTAATCGAGATCAACGTAGATGATGATCAGGTAGATGATCGTGTCGACGAAGCTCTGCGCTACTGGTGGGACTATCACTTCGATGGTTCTGACAAGGTATACTACAAGCATGCTATTACAGAGACAGACGTAGCTAATAAGTACATCACTCTGCCAGAGAACATCATCGGTGCAGTCAGTATCTTCTCGATGGGAGATCCTTCGATTCGTTCTGACGACATGTTCAACATTCGTTATCAGATCGCACTGAACGATCTCTATACTCTGACCAATGTTTCACTTGTCCCATACTACATGGTCATGGAACACCTTGCGCTTCTAACTGAACTGCTCGTTGGTAAGCAACCGATTCGCTACACTCGCCACAAAGATCGTCTGTACGTTGATATGGATTGGAACACTGTGGCAGTCGGAGAGTTCTTGCTCGTAGAAGCCTATGAAGTAGTGGATCCAGACACATTCACAGATGCATACAACGATCGCTGGTTGCAGAACTATGCCACGGCTCTAATCAAGAGACAGTGGGGTTCGAACCTCACGAAGTTCACTGGCATGTCATTGCCAGGAGGAGTACAATTTAACGGCGAGAAGATCTACGACGATGCTGTAGCCGAGATTCAGAAGATGGAAGAAGAGATGATCAGCTCTTATTCACTTCCGGTTCTCGATATGATTGGATAATACATGTCGACTAACTTCTATTTCAATAACTTTACGAATAGTCAAGAGCAAGTCTTGATCGAGAACCTTGTTCTTGAGTCTATCAAGATGTATGGTCATGACGTGTTCTATTGTCCTCGTACTCTCGTAGCCAAAGACGACGTCTATGAAGAAGACGCAATGTCAGAGTACAACAGTTCTTATATGATTGACATGTATATTCGCAGCTATGAGAGCTACGAAGGTGACGGCCAGTTCCTGTCGAAGTTTGGTCTTGAAATCAGAGATCAGGTAACCTTCACCGTTTCAGTTCGTAACTTTATGGATGAGATCGGTAACATCGAGATGATCGATCGTCCGCAAGAAGGTGATCTTATCTATCTTCCGATGGCAGATCGCTTGATGTATGTCAAGTATGTCAACAAAACTCCCGTCTTCTATCAGATGGGTGCCATTCAGATGTACGATCTTGTCTGTGAAATGTTCGAGTATAGTAGTGAGAGACTCAATACGGGAATCAAGGCGATCGACGACATCGAGAGAAATCTCAGCCTCAGCTTGGATCTATACAGTATTACTACTCAAGATGGACTCATTCTTACGACTCAAGAAGGGGATGCCATTATTCAAGGAGGCTTCGTCTTCGAAACTCAAGCTGGCGATCCATTCGAAGACAATACCGAATTTGAGTTGGAAGGCGATAACATTCTTGACTGGACTCAGGTAGATCCGTTTAGCGAAGGGCAAGTATAATGTTTGGAAGAACCTGGAATCACGACAGTCTGAGAAAGTATATCATCGTGTTTGGCACGGTGTTCAACGACATCTACATCAATCGTCTGAGTTCTTCTGGAGAAGTACTTCAGACATTGAAAGTGCCTCTAACATATGGTCCAAAAGACAAGGTTTTGGCGAGACTCGAGCAGAATCCGACGATGAGCAATCAGGTTGGTATCGTCCTTCCTCGTATCTCGTTCGAGATGACATCGATGGAGTATGATCCTACACGTAAGTTGAATACACTCAACAAACTAACGAAGCAATCTGCTACTGCTGGTACTGACGATGAAGTCAAGTATCAGTATATGCCTGTTCCGTACGACATGCAGTTCGAGATGAATATCTTGGTTAAGAACGCAGAGGACGGCACAAGAATCGTCGAGCAGATCGTTCCTTACTTTACACCAGACTTTACAGTCAGCGTAAACATGGTTCCTGAAGTCGATGGAGCCAGAGACGTACCGATTATCTTGAACAGCATCTCTTCGCAAGATCAATACGAAGGTAGCTTCGAGCAGAGACGTGCACTTATCTGGACTCTCAACTTTACAGTCAAAGGTTGGCTGTACGGACCGACGAAGAAATCGAAACTGATCAAGTACGCAGAGACTACATTCAGATTACCAGAAGATGTTGCAACAGGTAACACTACAAACACCTCGAATACTGTCGTAGTCACATCACGCCCAGGATTAACTGCTAACGGGCAACCTACGAGCAATGCAGCTGCAAGTATTCCGTACGATGAAATTATAAGTACAGATGACTATGGCTTTATCAATACAATTACTGAGAACCTCTAATGAGCAAAGATCTTGATAAATTTTTAAACATCGCCCCTGGCGAAAATCTTCCCGCTGTCGTTGAACAGAAGAAGACGACTCAGGTAGATGCTGACTTCGAGTATGCCCGCGAAAACATGATGGAAGTCATCAATAAGGGTCAAGAAGCTCTCTTCGATCTCATGGACGTGGCACGACAGAGCCAACATCCTCGAGCTTACGAGGTTCTTGCTACTATGATGAATACCATGGTAGGAGCTAGCAAAGACTTACTCGACCTACAAGCCAAAAAGAAGAAGATTCTCGAAGAAGATCCTTCTGCATCACCTCAACAAGTTACAAACAACCTGTTCGTTGGATCGACAGCAGAGTTGCAAAAGTACTTAAAGCAACAGAAGACAGATGGCGAGTGAAAACTATCTCGGCAATCCGAGACTCAAACGTGCAGATACGAAAGTTGAGTATACTCCCGAACAGGTTCAGGAGTACATCAAGTGTTCTGAGGATCCCATCTACTTCATCTTGACGTATTGTAAGATCGTCAACATCGATAAGGGTCTGATCATGTTCCCGCTCTGGGAATTCCAGAAGGAAATGATCCTTGCTTTCGAAGAGAATCGCTTCGTCATCTGTAAGATGCCTCGTCAGGTCGGTAAGACGACTACTGTTGCCGCATATCTACTGTGGAAGATTCTCTTTAACGAGGAATACTCGATCGCTATTCTGGCTAACAAAGACAGACAGGCTCGAGAAATCCTTGGTCGTATTCAGTTAATGTTCGAACACCTTCCGAAGTGGCTTCAGATGGGTGTTACAGAGTGGAACAAAGGTAACATCAAGCTCGAGAACGGATCTGAAATCCTTGCCTCGGCTACCTCATCATCTGCTATTCGTGGTACTTCTCAGAACATGGTTTACCTCGACGAGTTCGCGTTCGTTCCTACCAACATTCAGGACGAGTTCTTCGCATCGGTATATCCTACCATTTCATCTGGACAGAGTTCAAAGGTTCTGATCACCTCGACTCCGAACGGCATGAACATGTTCTACCGTATCTGGACCGAATCTGAAGAGGGTAGAAATGCCTATGCTCGTGTCGACGTTCACTGGTCACAGATTCCGGGCCGTGACGAAGCATGGAAAGAAGAAACGATCAGCAACACGTCTGAAGAACAGTTCAGACAGGAATACGAGTGCGAGTTCCTTGGTTCTTCGAACACTCTGATTCATCCTACCAAACTTCGTAACATGGTCTACAAGCAACCGATTGCACAGGCAGACGGTGGTCTCAAGATCTACGAGGAACCAGAAGAAGATACCATCTACGCTATCGTAGTCGATACATCTCGAGGAGCAGGAGCCGACTACTCTGCCTTCATTGTTGTCAACGTATCCACGATGCCGTATCGACAGGTGGCCACGTATCGAAACAACTTGATATCTCCGATGGTGTATCCAAACATCATCTACAATGCTGCTATCAAATACAACAACGCTCTGGTTCTTGTCGAAACAAACGACATCGGCCAGCAGGTAGCTGATATCTTGCACTATGACTTGGAATACGACGGAGTTCTGGTGACTGCCAATAACGGCAGAACAGGACAGAGTCTATCTGGTGGATTTGCTACCACGACTCATTATGGTGTCAAAACTACCAAGCAAGTCAAGAGAATCGGGTGTGCTACTCTCAAGACTCTGGTGGAATCGGATAAATTTATTATAGTAGATTATGATACTATATACGAGTTGTATCGATTCTCGCTGAAAAATAGCTTGAAGGGCAATCAGTCATATGAAGCCGAAGAAGGCAACGATGACATGGCCATGTGCTGCGTTCTCTTTGCATGGTTGACCACTCAGCCGTATCTCAAGGAGATCACGAACCTTGACATTCGTATGCAGATCTACGAACAGAACGAGAAGATGCTCAGCGAGCAGATGTTGCCGTTCGGTCTCATGAGTACAGGCGACGACGAACACGACGACGAAGTAAACGAGTCCCTATTCGACGGCGGTCCAAGAGACGACTTCTGGACGTCGAAGAAAAGAGGATTCTTTGAAGGAAACTTTTGATATGAAAAACGAATACAAAAACGACTACAAAAAAATGTTCAGAGCTCTGAAACATGCGCTGTACCATCCTAACAACGGACTTGTCTTTGTATCTCAGGTCGTAAGACACGGCAGTGGGCCAGCACTGAAGTATACGTATGATAAGATGCTACAGACTCGCGAAGGAGGAGAAGTTGCATTCGATCGAGAAGAGATTTCAACTTACATCTCTACTCTTTCAGAGCGACCAAAAGACTCGGTCGGTAGAAAATGTTATGAAACCTTTCAAGAGCATCAGATCAACGTAGTCAAAGTTAGTCGAAAGAAAGCAAACGATAAGTGGATCGAAGCCAAGCATCCTTACAGCTGGATGGCGAGAAGGTTTCGAGATACTCATGACATTTGGCATGTCTTGACCGGATACCCAACATCGATTGACGGAGAGATGTGCCTGACCATGTTTTCGTTTGCACAGACAAGAGCACTCAGTTGGTTGATTATCAGTCTGACTATTCTATTCGCAGTCGGTCGTAAAGATGGTATTAAGTTATTAACACCACAAAGAATCAAGATGGTAATAGAAGCATATCGAAACGGTAAGAAAGCCAAGTTCTTACTCGCAGAAGACTACGACAAGTTACTATCTGAGAACATTCATTCTGCTAGGGAAAGACTAAACATCAAGCCACCGCGCTATTTTGTTGACCTGTCTCCCAATTTGCTGAAGTTATAAATAAACAAAAACATATCTTATATGGATAACCTTCAAAGGGGAGATAACAATGGCGTTTCAAGTCAGCCCGGGAATCAACGTTTCCGAAATTGATCTAACAACCACAGTTCCAGCTCTTGCTACTACGGTAGGCGGATTTGGTGGTGTGTTTCGTTGGGGACCGGTCGGAAAGTTCGTTCTAGTAGATTCAGAAAATACACTCGTTAATCGCTTCGGTAAGCCGACGGTAGACAACTACGAAACATTCTTCACAGCAGCCAACTTCCTTTCGTATGGTAATGCTCTGTATGTTTCACGTGCTGCTACAACTACAGGCTTCGCTAACAGCTCGACCATCACTCTCGACGCTGATGCATCTCTTGCAGCCAACGGTAATGCCCTTGGTCTTTCTGCGGGCATGCGTGTACAAGGTGACGGCATCTCAGAAGATACCTTCGTTACAGGAGTAACGAACAGCTCGATCACAATCTCGAAGGCTGCTACAGGTTCTACATCTGCACTCATCTCGTTCTTCGCAAACAACCGCGTTCTATCTGCTTATGCTGGTAACACTGCCGCTGTAGTTGCTTCGAACGTGGTCGTAAAGAACTCAGAAGAGTTCGAAAACATGGGTGCAACAAATGCAGCATTCACTGGAACAGAATTCATCGCTCGCTACCCAGGTGCCCTTGGTAACTCGCTGAAGGTTTCGATGTGCGACAGTGCAGCTCAGTATACTGAGACAGTTACATTTGAAACTAACACAACTTGGGGTTCAACGACTGCAAACGCTTATGCACTTGCAGATCTTACAAGCGCTACGATGTCGATCGCAGTCGGAAGCAACACTGCAAACGTTGTCTTCGTGTGGTCAGCTGATGACTTCTCGGATCGCGTTGCTGCTTCTGCTAACGCCGTTACTATCGGTTCGAACAACGTATCTACTAACTTCATCTCTCTGGCAGCTGCTAATACGACCTTCACCAACGGTGATGCAGTATGGTATTCGCAAGGAACTGCAAACAGCGTAAACCGCATTCAAGGTCTATCAGAAGCTACAACTTACTACGTAGTAGGTGCTAATACTTCTGGCCTTTCACTGTCACTATCATCTGGTGGTGCAGCGGTTTCGATTGCAAACGGTGCTGCAAACACCGACGTGTTCCTCACAAAGCAAACTGCTACAGATCTTGGTCTGACTCTTAACCAAGCGCGTCTTGCTGTAACAGCACTTCGTGACAAGGTTGCAGTCGGAGACTACGTAGAAGTAGGTAACACAACCATCGGCAAGCAGAATCTGAAGGTAACTTCGAAGGGTTCACAGCTCGACGACGGTACAAACATCTACTTCAACCTTCAGTTCGATAACACATGGAACAAGTCGACCAACTTCAGCGGTACTTCTCTGACACGCAAGTGGGAATACTTCAACGTTGTTGACACTGCTCCAGGTGTATCTTCAGCGATGACTAATGCTGGTCTATCGACTGCTGACGAAGTTTCAATCGTTGTAGTCGACGAAGACGGTCTGATCTCGGGTACACCAGGTCAAGTTCTTGAAATCTACCAAAACGTTTCACGTGCTACAGATGCCAAGAAAGACGACGGTACAACCAACTTCTACAAGACAGTTATCAACGACTTCTCACGTTGGATTTGGGCGACACAAGATCGCGCTGGTGCTGCATCGAACACGATGCTAAACCTTGCAGATTCGACAAATATCTCTGCTTATACCAAGTCATTCGTACGCGGTGCAGACGGTTCTACCGAAGGTGATGTTTCGATGGCTGCTCTTGGTTCTGCATACGATCTGTTTGCAGATGCAAGCACAGTTGATATCTCGTTGCTTCTACAAGGTAAGGCAACAGGAGCCAACGACGTTCAGCTAGCTAACTACCTAATCGACAACGTTGCTGAAGTTCGTAAGGACTGTGTAGTGTTCGTATCTCCTGCACGTTCAGACGTTGTAGGTGTTGGTCTTGAAGGACAGCAAGCACAGAACATTGTCGACTTCAGAAATCTTCTGCGTAGCACGTCTTATGCATTCCTCGATTCTGGTTACAAGTACCAGTACGACAAGTACTCAGACGTATATCGCTACATTCCTCTGAACGGAGACATTGCCGGTCTGACAGCTCGCAGCGACAGTCTTCGTGATCCATGGTTCTCACCAGCTGGCTTCTCACGCGGTCAGATTAAGAACCTTGTCAAGCTTGCATTCAGCCCGAACAAGACTGAAAGAGATCTTCTGTACAAGAACGATGTCAACCCAGTAGTTACATTCCCTGGTCAAGGTACAGTACTCTACGGAGACAAGACTCTCCTAGGTCGTTCGAGTGCATTCGATCGCATTAACGTTCGTCGCCTCTTCATCGTTCTTGAAAAGGCGATCGCTACGGCTTCGAACTCTGCTCTGTTCGAGTTTAACGACGAGTTTACAAGAGCACAGTTCGTCAACCTTGTTGAACCATATCTTCGTGACATTCAAGGTCGTCGCGGCATCTATGACTTCCGTGTGGTTTGCGACGAAACGAACAACACTGCTGAAGTAATCGACAGCAACAGATTTGTTGGAGACATCTACATCAAGCCTGCTAAGTCGATCAACTTCATCCAGCTGAACTTCGTTGCCGTAAGATCTGGCGTCGAATTCAATGAAATCGCTGGCCAGTTCTAATAAATAAGATAAACCTAGGAGGAAAGTAAATGGCTTTTAATATCAATGAAATGAGAAGCCAACTAACTTACGGCGGTGCAAGACAAAACCTGTTCCAGGTGCAGATCAATAACCCTGCGAACAGTGCTGGAGATGCAAAAACCCGATTCATGTGTCAGGCAGCTCAGCTGCCTGGCTCTGACCTCGGTGTCATTCCAGTATACTACTTTGGCCGTCAAATGAAGTTAGCTGGTGACAGAACGTTCGCCGAATGGACAGTTACAATCATCAACGATGAAGACTTCCTGATCCGTAACGCGATGGAAGAATGGTCGAATGCGATCAACCGTCTACAACGTAACGTAAGAGAAATCAATCGTTACAAGTCGCAAGCTCAGGTAACTCAGTTCGCGAAGGATGGTTCGAAGCTGCGCACTTACGAATTCAACGGTATCTTCCCAAGTAATATCAGCCCTATCGAACTGGATTGGTCAACGACCGACCAGATCGAACTGTTCCAGGTTACATTCCAGTACGACTACTGGACCGTTTCCAACAGTGTCACAGGCGACGCCGGTGGTGATTAATAAGTAAGGGGTAGCCATTCCCCTTACTTTTTTTGTTAGTTAAATTGGAGATCACATGGCCGAGTTATTTGGTTTTGAAATCAAGAGAAAGCAAGATGAAAAAGAGCTTCCATCGTTTGCTCCTAAACAGGACGACGATGGAGCACTTGTACTTGCCGAAGGTGGTGCTTACGGTCAATACGTCGATCTAGAAGGTGCAGTACGTACAGAGTCAGAACTTATCTCGAAGTATCGAGAAATGGCTCAGCACCCAGATATCGAACTCGCTATCGATGACATTATCAACGAATCAGTTGTCATCGATCCAAAGAAAGAAGTTGTCACTCTTAACCTTGACGATCTGGAACAACCAGAGAAGGTAAAGAAACTCATCTTAGAAGAGTTCGACACAGTTCTCGAACTACTCGAGTTTAATCAACACGCTTATGAAATCTTTCGTAAGTGGTATGTTGACGGTAGAATATACTACCACGTCATGATCGACGATAAGAATCCAAGAGAAGGGATTCAAGAGCTTCGCTACATCGATCCTCGTAAGCTTCGTAAGATCAAGACACAAAAGAAAAGAAAAGCAGCGAAGGACTCGAACGTAGTACTTCCTGTCAAGGGCGAAGAGTTCTACATCTACAATGAGAACGGCTTCGGTAAAGTTCCTACACAGCCAAACTATCAGGATCCTACGACACAAGGTATCAAGATCGCTGTCGACTCGATCGTCAACGTTTCTTCTGGCCTTGTCAACGTCAAGGGTGACATGGTTCTTGGTTATCTTCAGAAGGCTATCAAGCCTCTGAACCAGTTAAAGGCGATGGAAGACTCGTTGGTCATCTATCGTATCTCACGTGCACCTGAACGTCGTATCTTCTATATCGACGTCGGTAACCTACCGAAGATGAAAGCTGAGCAGTATCTCCGTGATATCATGACTCGCTTCAAGAATAAGGTAGTGTATGATGCCGGTACAGGTGAAATCAGAGACGATCGCAAGCACATGACGATGCTTGAAGATTTCTGGCTACCACGTCGTGAAGGCGGTAAGGGTACAGAAATCACCACTCTGCCAGGTGGACAGAACCTCGGTCAGATGGACGATGTTATCTACTTCCAACGTAAGTTGTACAAATCACTCAACGTTCCTATCTCACGTCTCGATCCTGAACAGGCGTTCAACTTCGGTAGAGCCACAGAGATCACTCGTGACGAAGTCAAGTTTGCCAAGTTCATCACTCGCCTTCGTGCTAAGTTCTCGGAAATCTTTAGCAAGATCCTCGAGAAGCAACTTATCCTGAAGGGTATCATTACTACAGAAGACTGGGCAGAATTCAAGTCCAACTTCAAGTATGAATACACCGAAGACAATCACTTTGCAGAATTAAAGAACACTGAGATTCTTCGTGATCGTATCTCCATGCTTCGCGACGTCGACGACTATGCAGGTAAGTACTACTCGCATGAATGGATTCGTCGTAACGTTCTGTATCAGACAGAAGAAGACATGAAGGAAATCGACGAGCAGATTGCTGAAGAACTTGATAACCCACAGTATAATCCTCCAGTAGAAATGGGACCAGACGGTCAGCCTATGGCAGCTCCGGGTGCAGGTGCACCTCCGACGGATGCAACACCTCCTACTCCACCTAGCAAGCCTAAGGCAACATCGTTACCGAATGTACCAGATCTGGTAGGAAAATAAGACACATTATAAATAATAAAAAGACTTTGGAGAACCACTATGGATATGGATATTGACGAACTGATCGGCGCAGCAGTAGACCAGCAACCAACTCGGTTTGCGAGTGCCTTTGACGAACTTATGGGTCAGAAGATTGCTGCTCGTCTTGAAGACGAACGTGTCACATACGCTCAGCAGATGTTCGCAGATCCTGAAGACGTCGAAGACGAAGATGATTTCGATGACTACGAAGATGACGTAGATTTCGACATCGACGACGACGAGTTCGACGACGAAGATTTTGATCTCGATGATCTCGACCTAGAAGATTTAGATTTAGACACAGAGGAAGAAGACGACGATGGCGAAGACGCTTAAAGATTTCTTAAATGAAAGACAGCTTGGACCTATGGTCGTCAAGAACCCTGACGAGCAGAAGTTCATCGACAAGCATGTAGTTGCCAAGACTGGCGACCGCAACGGCAACGGCGATGAAGTTTTCAAGGGTTCGAAGGTCAAGATGGCTGATCGTAAGAAAGAAGGCCATGGCTACAATCCCGGCGAAGACGAAGAAGTTTACGAAGAGCTGAAGGGCAACCAGCACAAGATCGATGCTAACAAGAATGGCAAGATCGACGGTCACGACTTCAAACTTCTACGTGGTAAGAAGAAGATGAAGGAAGAAGCTGAAGAGCTCGAAGAGCTTTCAAAGAAGACTCTTGGTAGCTACATCAACAAAGCTACAATTCAAAAGGGCCAGCACGATTACGCAGCCGGTAAAGCAATGGGCGGCGAAGAATATGATGACGTTGATCATAATCTAGACAAATCCGATAAGCGTAGAGCTGGTATCCGTAAAGCTGTCAATAAACTGACTAAGGAAGAGCGTGAAGAGCTGGAAGAACTTTCGACTCCTACTCTACAGAGCTATCGTAAGAAAGCTCGCGCTCAAGGCAATGCTATCGTCGATAAGATGAAGATGGGTGGAGGTGACTGGTCGAAGGATCAGAAGGACACCAAGACTCTTCGTAAGCGTGCTGCTGGTGCACAGGCATCTGGTAAGCAACTTGTCAAGCGTGGTGAAAGCCTGAAGACTGAAGAAGCAGAACAGATCGACGAGCTATCGAACAAGACTCTCGGTTCTTATGTCAAGAAGGCAAAGGATCAGATGAGCCGCTCGGATACACTCGCTGGTCGTGCTATGGGTGCTCGTGAAATGGGTGCTAAGCCATCTGCATCAGAGCGTAAGCACAATGTACGTGCTAACAAGCGTTACTTTGGTATCGACAAAGCCGTCGACAAGATGACGAAGGAAGAAGTTCAGATCGACGAGCTCGATCACAAGCTCGGCGGTACACTGTCACGTTATATCAACAAGACTGCTGGTGATGCGAAGCGTCAAGCTGGACGCGATCTTGCTTTGAAGAAGCGTTGGGGAGATGCCAAGTATGGCACACCTGAACCAAAGGTAAAGGCAGCAGTTCGCGAAGATGCTGAGCAAGTCGATGAAAAGTTAAACATGAAGAAAGCATCGATGGGAACCGTAATCAAGGATTTCCAAAAGTCTGATGCTCCTCAGTTCCAAGGTAAGTCACAGAAGAAGCGCCAAGTGATGGCTATCGCCGCTAAGCTCTCAGCAGAGCGCGGGGGAAAACCACTAAATAAAGAAGAGCGTCTGCTTTCCAAGCTAGCTGACATTTCAGAAACACATAAGAGAACGATGGTATCGGTCTTTGAGAAACTCAACGAAGATAACCAACGTGCGTTCATGCAAGCCTGCGATACAGCAGAAGGCATCGAGCAGATGTTGGACTTCTCTATTCAACACAGAGGTGAATAATGGCTGTTACTATTACATCAAATAAGAAGAACACGTCTGCCACTATTCACGTGTCTGCTGCTAATACGACTATCAAGGTATCTGGCAACAGCACGACTACAAACGTCGATGCTACTTCGACATGCTTGGCTCTTGGTAACGAAGTACTGAACGGTGTTTACATCGCTCAAGCTTTCTGGGGTATCGATCCAAATGGATACGCCGTAATCAAGCGTGGCACGACACCAGTAGCAGTATACGATTCGACCGGTTATAAAGATTATGCTGGGTGTGGAATGGCTCTTACTGTAGGACAAGCTGCTAACCTTACTGTCGAGTTCGTAGGAACTGCAAACGGTTACGTGCTTCTTGAAGTACAAAAGGCTGGCACACTTCCTTCAGAATACGTTAGCGCATAAGGTATAGGCACATGAAGTTAATCACAGAAGTTGTAGAAGATCTTAGATGTATCACTGAAGCCCGTGAAGACGGGAAGAAGAACGTATACATCGAAGGTATCTTCCTCCAGGGTGGCATTAAGAACCGCAACGGTCGTATGTATCCTGTAGAGACTCTTGCTAAAGAAGTAGAACGCTACAGCGAGTCGTATGTCAAGAAGGGTAGAGCTCTTGGTGAACTTGGTCACCCAGATGGTCCTTCGATCAATCTCGATCGCGTATCACACCTTATCACTTCGCTGAAGCAAGAAGGTACAAACTTCGTTGGTCGTGCTAAACTAATGGATACTCCGTTCGGTAACATCGCAAAGGGTCTTATCGAGTCTGGTGTTTCTCTTGGTGTTTCTTCTCGTGGCATGGGTTCGTTGAAGCTAAACAAAGAAGGTATCAACGAAGTACAAGACGATTTCTATCTGGCCACTGCGGCCGATATTGTGGCCGATCCATCTGCTCCGGATGCGTTTGTTAACGGGATCATGGAAGGCGTAGAGTGGGTATGGCAAGACGACCTACTCGTAGCAAAGAAAGCAGAAGCTGTTTACGAACAGACTGTTCAAACCATTGAAAAAGCAGTGTCTTCGAAGGATCTAGAATCTAAAAAGTTTCAAATCTTCGAGAACTTCCTCAACAAAATTTCTAAAATCTAACTTAGAATAAATAAATAAAATTCACAAGGAGCCAAAAATGTCAGATAAAGATACCAATGAAATCGTTCAGGACGATGTTCTAGAGAACGAAATCCTTGACGAAGAAGGTCTCGAAGAGTCTGCTGGATCGGATACACTGAAGCCGAACCCGACTCGTGCGGAAATGCTGGCTACATTCAGCCAACTTCTTTCGCAGCTTAAGGGCGAGGACCTTTCGCACTTCTTCAACGACTCGATCAAGAAGTACAGTGCAGATGCAGTACCGTCAGCTACCGCTCCTGGTGGTGGACCAGCTATCGGTAAGATGCCAATGCCAACTCTGAACGCTGTTAAGGAAGATATCGCCGAAGTATTCACAGGCGAAGATCTCACAGAAGAAGCCAAAGAAAAGTTTGCTACAATCTTCGAAGCAGCTGTATCAGCTCGCGTATCGATCGAAGAAGCTCGTCTCGAAGAAGAGTTCGAAGCTAAGCTCGACGAAGCAGTAGAAGAAGTTAAAGAAGAGATCACTACGAAGGTCGATCAATACCTCGATTACGTAGTTGAGTCGTGGATGGAAGAGAACAAGCTCGCCATCGAATCGACAGTCCGCGCCGACATTGCAGAGAACTTCATGGAAGGTCTCTACAATCTGTTTGCTGAATCATACATCACTGTTCCAGAAGAAAAGATCGATGTCATCGGCGAACTGAAGGCACAACTCGAAGAGCTAGAAGCAAAGCTCGACGAGTCTGTAAACAAGCAGATGGAACTGCAGTCGGTAATCGACGAAGCTACTATGGAAGCTGCGTTCGACGAAGTGACTGAAGGTCTTGCTGCTACTCAAGTAGAAAAGCTTCGCACTCTTGCAGAAGGTATCGAGTTCACCGACGTTGAGTCTTACACAAAGAAGCTCAACATCGTAAAGGACAAGTTCTTCTCGGAGAAGAAGGAAGTCAATACAGGCGTTATCTCAGAAGAAGCGACTGAAGGACTTGCTGAAGCTGATAAGCCAGTAGCAGTTGGCGAAATGGCAAACTATGTCAGCGCGATTTCAAGAACCAAAAAGTTTTAATTTGATAAATACATAATAACAAATCCTTAGGATAAAGGGAGAACCAAATGTTAGCTGAGGAACTAAACAACAAGTGGAAGCCAGTGCTCGAGCACTCGGATCTTCCAGAGATCACAGATTCACACAAGCGCCTTGTCACAGCGACAGTGCTTGAAAACACCGAGAAGGCTCTTCGTGAAGCAGCTGCTCAAGGTGGCGGTCAACAAATGCTTGGCGAAGCCGAGCATGTTAACTCGGTAGGTGGCGGAAACGTTGCCAACTTCGATCCAGTACTTATTTCACTGGTTCGTCGTTCGATGCCAAACCTGATTGCATACGACGTTTGCGGCGTTCAGCCAATGTCGGGTCCAACAGGTCTCATCTTCGCAATGCGTTCACAGTACGCAAACTCAACAGACGCCTCGGTCGCAGAAGCTTTCTACAACGAAGCTAACACCGGCCACTCGTCACGTCTAGGGGCAGGTCTAACTGCTGCTAACACAGGTGCTGGTTCAGCAACTGCAGTTGGTGCTAACACAGTTGGTACAGCTCCTGACTCGTCAAACAACGCTGGCAACTCATACTACAACTACACGATGGGTCTGCTTGTTGGTTCTGGCGAACTTCTTGGCGCTAACAGCACATACATCTTCCCGGAAATGGGCTTCTCAATCGAGAAGGTAACTGTATCTGCTAAGACACGCGCTCTGAAGGCAGAATACACCCTAGAACTTGCACAGGATCTGAAGGCAATTCACGGTCTTGACGCAGAAGCCGAACTTTCGAACATTCTTTCGGGTGAAATCCTTGCGGAAATCAACCGTGAAGTTGTTCGCTCGATCATCATCACCGCTGAAAAGGGTGCGACCGAAGGAACCACAACTGCTGGTATCTTCGACCTCGACACCGACTCAAACGGTCGTTGGTCGGTTGAAAAGTTCAAGGGTCTTCTGTTCCAAATCGAACGTGAATGCAACAAGATTGCAAAAGAAACACGTCGCGGTAAGGGTAACGTAATCATCTGCTCGTCAGACGTTGCTTCGGCACTTCAGATGGCTGGCGTTCTTGATTACGCTCCTGCGATGAACACTTCTTCGCTGAACATCGACGACACAGGCAACACATTTGCTGGTGTTATCAACGGCCGCATCAAGGTCTATATCGATCCTTATGCTGGTACAAACTTCCTGGTAGTAGGCTATAAGGGTTCGAATCCGTTCGACGCTGGTCTGTTCTACTGCCCATACGTTCCACTACAAATGGTTCGTGCGGTTGATCCAGGTTCGTTCCAGCCAAAGATCGGCTTCAAGACACGCTACGGCATGGCACCGAATCCATTCGCTAAGGGTACAGCAGCTGCTAACGCAACTGCAACTCTCGAGCAGGATTCGAACAAGTACTACCGTCGCGTTCTTGTTAACAACCTTATGTAATCATAAGAGTTGGAAACAACCAACCACAAACTGGAAGGGGAGTCGAAAGGCTCCCCTTCTTTTTGGCATGTACAATATAAATAGAATGTGTATAATGGGACTTAAGGCCAGGAATAATAGATGACAGCTGTAAACGATATCAACAAGAACTTTCTGTCGCCTCTTGGCTACAAGTTTACTCTTGCGCGGGCTCCGGCGATTAGTTACAATGTTCAGAACATCCGCTTTCCGGGCGTGCAGATGAGTAGCGGAGAAAGTCCTACTCCGTTCGTGCCGATTCCAGTAACTGGCAAGCTTACTTATAGTCCGTTGGATCTGACGTTTCGACTAAACGAGGACATGACAGACTATCTCGAGATCTACAACTGGATGGTGGGGCTTGCTTCTCCAGAAAGTTTCGACGGATACAAAGCATTGCAGAATGGCCAAGGCGGGTCGATTAACACGCTCTATTCTGATCTTAACTTACAGATCATGAACAGCAGCATGAACTCAAATATCATGATTACTTTCTATGACGCATTTCCGACCAGCCTCGGAGATATTGAGTTCAACAGTACAGATACTAGTGTCAATTATATAGAATGTAGTGTAGAGTTTAAATATCTGAGGTACGAAATAAAGGTTCTATAAGGTTTGTT